TTCAACACATTTGGTACAGCGGCTGTTACGCAGACACAAGATTCAACTGTTCCGTCTGGAGAGGGTTTTAGCCACAGCTATAAGCAAGAGTGTACAACAGCTTCATCAGCTACTGGTGCTTTTTTTGGAATATCATATCACGTAGAAGCGCAGGACATACGTAACTCAGGCTGGGATTATACAAGTCCTAACAGTAGTGTTACTCTTTCGTTCTACGCTAGGTCTAGTGTTGCCGGAACGTACATGGCAAGCCTTAGAACAGATGATGGAACAGCATACAATATTGCCTCTCAATATACACTAGAAGCAAATACGTGGAAAAGAGTGATACTTACTTTTCCCGGAAATAGTAATCTGACTATTAATAATGACACGGGAATCGGCTTAAAAGTGTTTCCAATGCTTGAGTTGGGTAGCGACTATACTGCGGGTTCTTCTTTTGACGCATGGGCAGCGCACAGCGGCAGCGCACAGTCTCCTGATGCAAATATTCTTTTCCACGATACGGCTAACGCCACATTCTTTGTGACCGGCATCCAGCTTGAGGTCGGCGAACAGGCCACGCCGTTTGAGCATCGGTCCTTTGGCGATGAGTTGGCTAGGTGTCAGAGGTATTATTTCCGGACAACAGGGAGTTCTACAGGATACGGAAACCTTGCTACTGTCAGCCGTATTGGCAACACCCTTTATAGGGGAGTTGTTGAGTTCCCTGTAACTATGCGGTCACGCCCTTCTTTCTCAAGTAGCGGCAGCTTTCAAACGCTTGATAGTGGATTTACTTTTTCGTCTATGAGTGGGGGCGATGGAGCAAGTTTTGATAGTCACGGCGTTCAAGTAACTATGACTTCAAATGGCTCTGCTGGTCAGTCTTCGCTTTTACGACAAGCTGCTGATGGTCAAGCTGCACTTATTTATGATGCGGAGTTGTAGATGAATATTACATTAGCACAATATGTAACAGTTTTTGGAGGCAGTGATAACGCCTGCATTAAGACGACTATTGACGGCGTTGAAATGTGGGTTCCTATTGAGGATGGTAACCGCCACTACGACGAAATCATGCGACAGGTCGAGGCCGGTACGCTGACCATAGCTGATGCGGATTAAAGGAGATTAATTATGAGCGGTCTTAGCGTAACAACACAGCCACAATCAGAGCCGCTCACAAGTGCTGAGACAATAGCGTATCTCCGCTTAGATGCTAACGTAGACACAACATTGATTAGCAATCTTATAAAAGCGGCTAGAATTTGGACTGAGAACTATACAAACCGTACACTAATAAACACAGTCTTAGCTTTGAGCTTGGATCGCGTGGGTGAGGTTGAGATGCCCTTAAGAGAGGGCGTATACACCGCACCGTATCAGGTATCTTATTTAAATTATATTGAGCTTCCACGTTCTCCTGTATCCAGTGTGAGTAGTGTTCTTTATTTCAATGATGCTAATACTCAAAGCACATGGGCTGCTACTAACTATTTTGTTGATACAGTGCGAGAGCCAGCTCGTATTGTTTTGCGAGATAGCGGATCATGGCCAACTGATTTACGGAACGCCAACGGTGTTGTAGTAAACTACACAGCGGGATACGGAACTAACACAACAGATGTACCAGAGGCCATTCGCGTGGCAATGTTGGAGTACATCACGTTTCTTTATGAGCATAGAGGTGATGATGAGGGAAGAAGACTTGAGCCTTCACCGATGATCAAAAGTCTTTTGCAGCCATATGTCATAATGAGATACGGAAAGAGTGCTTTCGGCGGGGGGTACTAATGTCCATTGGCAAGATGCAGCATTACTTGACGCTACAGACTAGAAGCAACTCTGCTGATGGCGGTGGGGGTGGCTCATCGTCTTGGGGTACTTTGGCACAGGTATGGGGACGCATTGAAGCCAAGGGCGGTGGAGAGCGGTTCTTTGGTGATCAAAACGAAGCAAGGACAACCCATTTGATTACCATTAGGTTTCGCCGCAATCTAACGCCAGCACAAAGGATTTTGTATTCCTACACAGTAGATGGCACATCATATACCCGCACATTCAATATCAAACGCATAGAGAATAAGGGTGAAAGAGATAAATACCTTGAGATTATGTGCGAAGAAGGCGTGGCTACATAATGGCTGGCATTAAAGTAAAGGTAACTCGCAAGCCTCGCACCCGTCAAGTTGTCAAAGAATACACATCTGACGCCAAGCAACTGGTGGGGAGGGCGGCAAACCTTGTTCGCAACACAGCGGTCAATTCTATCCTGCAAGGCGCAAAGAGCGGCGTTACATACTCCAAGTATAACCCACGCCGCACCCACACAGCATCGGCTGCTGGTGAGCCTCCTGCAAGCGATACAGGCTATTTGGCTAACAATATACACCTCACTATTGATGTTGATGGGCTTGGCGCAAGCGTTGAGAGTCGTGCGGACTATTCAAGCTATCTAGAATTTGGTACAACCAAGATGGCAGCAAGGCCATTCATGCACCCTGCCGTTGAAGAAAATAGGCCAAGTATACGAAGGTTGGCGCAACGAATGATTAAGGCTAAGTAATGTCTATCCATAGCTGGGAATTGCAAAGATCAGTGTTTTCTGCCCTGAACGGGGCCAGTATTACTGATGCTGGTGGCAGTGCGATTACTGGTGTTTTTGATGAGGTTCCTGAAGGAACGGCATATCCATATGTTGTGATTGGTGAAGAGGCGTCTAACAACATATCAACAAAAACCTTGGATATGCATGAACATACCCTTACGATCCACACTTGGTCACAATATCGTGGCTTAAAAGAGATTAAGGTGATCATGAAGCAAGTTTATGATACTCTTAATAATGCAAGCCTGAGTGTTTCAGGTGGTCAAGCAGTGAATATGAAACAGGAGTTTCTTACAACACTGGTTGATGGAGATGGAATAACACGGCATGGGATCATGCGATTTCGTGCTGTTGTGTCAGACAGTTAAAGGAGAATAGACATGGCGGCACAAAAAGGTTCAGCCTTACTTTTGAAGATTGGTGATGGAGCATCGCCAGAGGCTTTCACCACGGTAGGTGGTCTGCGTTCTACATCAATCACTATGAATGATGAGGCTGTGGACATCACCAACAAGGATAGCTCTAGCCTTAGAGCGTTGCTTGCAAATGGTGGGGTGCAATCCACAAGCATTTCTGGTTCTGGGGTGTTTACGGACGCCGCATCTGAAACAACCCTTAGAGGTAAGTTTGGAGCGTCAACATTTAGTAACTTCCAAGTTATTGTCCCAGATTTCGGCACTTACACGGGAGCTTTCATGGTATCAAGCCTTGAATATGCTGGTGAGTACAATGGTGAAGTAACATATTCTGTAACGCTGGAATCCAGCGGTGCTATTACGTTTGCCACGGTCTAATAAATGGCTTGGTCAAGCGTTGATGTAAAAATCAAAGGCAAGGATTGGGGGGCTATGATGAAGCCCTCTGATTCTGTCGTTGTTTTTTCAGTATCTTGCGCCTGTAAGATTAAGGTGGGGGATACTATTGAGTGCGGTGGCGAGACATACAAAGCCGTAAACGTAACTGATGTAGCCCAAAGGGGCGAAACATATTTGGTAGAAACCGAAGGAAAGTCAGATGGCAAATCCAAAGCGCGGGGAGCTAACGGTAGCTCTGGGGAAGAAGAAGTATAAAGCTAAGGTAACGCTTGATGTCGTTATGCGTATTGAGCAATCGGTTGGCAAAGGTGTCGTCAAGATTGTGCAAGCGTTATCCGAAGGTGAGCTTACCACTTCCCAAATGATCGCCATTCTTACCCCTGCCATACGAGGCGGGGGCAATGATGTTACCGAGAAAGATATCGGCGAGGATTTGTGGGCCGCTGGTTTGAGCGATGGCATGAAGGCTGTTGGTGAAATAGCTTCAACAATACTAGGGGCTGGCGGTGATGAGGGAAACGACGAAGAGGCGGCAGCACTACTTTAGACGAATTGCCGTGGGAGCTATGGATGCAAACAGCGATAGGTAAAATGGGCATCCAGCCAAGCGTATTCTGGGACATGAGCTTTCCAGAGCTTTATGCGGCATTTGAAGGGTTCGCAGAGTTTCATTCAGGTGGTAAACCGCCGCCACTAACAGCGGGTGAGCTTGAGGACATGATGGAAAGGTATCCTGATTAATGGCAACAACAGTTGATACCTTGCTCGTCCGCATTGAGGCTGACCTCAAGGACGTAAACCGAAAATTAGCTCAATTTGACAAAAAGGTTGAAACCACAAGTAGCAATGCTGGTCGGCGGCTAAAAACCATTGGCACGGTTGCACAAGCGGCAATCGGAGGTGTTTTGGTTGCCTCTTTTGCTAGGGGGATAATGTCACTTACTAATTTTGCATCTGATATGGAAGAAATGTCTTCCATGTCAGAAGCAGTGTTTGGTGGCTTTGTTGATTCTGTGCGGCATCAATTAGAGGATTTTGGAACTGAGGTAGGGCGTTCACGGTTTGAATTAGAAGCAATGGCGGCAAGCGTACAGGATACCTTTGTGCCGTTAGGTTTCGCTAGAGGTACAGCCGCCGATCTTTCAGTTCAGCTCACAAAATTGGCTGTTGATGTAGCGTCATTTAAAAATGAGCTAGAGCCAAATGTAATGAATGCCTTTCAATCAGCCTTGGTTGGCAATCATGAGGCGGTGAGGCGATTTGGTATAGTCATTACAGAAGCGGAATTGAAAAATGAATTGTTCCGCATGGGCATCACCAAAAATGTCAAAGAAGTAGATGCTCAAACAAAAGTACAAGCCCGTTTGAATTTGATCATTGCTGGCACAAAAGATGCGCAAGGTGATGCGGCAAAAACTGCTGGCAGTTTCGCAAACCAATCTAGGGCATTGGATGCTGAATTGAAGTTGTTAGCGGCTGATTTGGGAAATGAGCTTCTGCCTGTAATGAAAGGGTTGCTGGAAATAACAATTTCAGTAACCAAAGAATTTAGAGGTTTTTTACGGGCTATCGGTGTTGTGTCTGGCGCACATGATGACCTTGTTGAAAATCTAGCAAGGGTTAAAAAAGCACAAGAGGCAGTTGCAGAAGCCCAAGCTAAATTAGCTGATAATCCTGATTATGCGCCATTTATTAGGAAAGCAGAGAGAGCAAATAAAGAGCTTAATGCGGCTTTAGCAGAACAAGATGAGCTTCTTGATCCGATCATTGAGAAAATAAGATCAGTTGGCAATGCCTCTGAAGAAGCGGCACAAAGCACAGACAAACTCACCGCAGAGATGAGTGATGGAGAAAAGGTTGTAGGGGCATTAGATTTGCAATTACGACAACTCAAAGCTGATCAACAAGATACAACAGGCATAACATCAGAACTGCTAGGCATTCAAAGTGATTTGGGCGATGAGTATATGCAATACGCCGCCTTGATTACTGATTTATTAGAAAATATTCACGCATTAAATGCAGCGCAAGAAGCGCAAGCCGATACTGCAGGTCGATTGGCTGATGAAGTCACTGAAGGCTTGGATGCCTTGCGAGAGTTTAGAAAAGAACAGGAAGAAGCCGCAACATCAAGGGCAGTCAACGCACTACTCAAACAGATTGAGTCATTGAAAGAATATAAAGATGTAACGCGAGACTTGGCCGCAGAAAATGAGTTGCTAAAAGCAGAGTTAGATGGCGTAAGCGAATCTGAATTAAAGGCATTAGATATATTTGCGTCTATGACCAACCTCTCAGCAAATCAAAAAGAAAATATTAGAGCGTTGACGGCTGAATTTTTTGAACTTTCAAAGGCCATAGATGCGGCGGCAGAAGAATCTGCGGTATTTGATGATTCTGTTTCTAGAGGCTCATCTTTTGTAGATGGTATGGCTACTGAGCTAGAAAAACTTGCTCAAAATCTTATTGATGTTGGCAATGCCTATGCAGACGGCGCAATAAGTTCAGAGGAATATGTCGCTGCACAAGCTCAAATAGCTCAAAGCATGAAAGAACTTGACCCCATGTTTGCGGCGTTTCAAAACGCGGCAGAGAAAGCAGGAGATGCTGTAGCTGATTCTCTGGCTGATGCTTTGGTGGAGGGTAAGCTTTCCCTAGATAGCTTCCAAGATATATTCAAATCTTTTATCAAAGAATTGATAGCTGAAGCCATTAAGACATACATTATCAAAAGGCTGTTAACTGCTGCTTTTGGTGGTTTTGCTGGCGGCGGGTCTGTAAGCACTGGCACAAGAGGAGGCGCATCACAGCCATCCGCTGGTGGGGGCAGGGTGGGCGGTCCTGTCTTGGTGGGTGAGCGAGGTCCAGAGTTGTTCGTTCCTCATTCTGCTGGCGTTGTAAAAAACAACATGGACACCAAGAATATGCTTGGGGGTTCTACAACCGTTGTCAATCAAACATTGAACATTGAGACAGGTGTTTCTCAAACCGTTCGCGCAGAGATTACTAGCCTTCTGCCTCAAATTAAACAGAACACGATTGCGGCTGTTATTGATCAACGTAAGCGCGGCGGCACACTAGCTAACGCCTTTGGAGCTTAAATATGGCCGCACCAACCTACCCACTAACAATGCCCACCAGCCCAGCTTACAAGACTAGCAGATGGGCTTTGCAACGTCGTACAACCATGACTCAGTCGCCTTTCACTGGCAATCAACAGGTTGCAGAGTATGACTTTGCGTTATGGACAACTGAATTAAATTTGCCGCCTATGAACAGGGAGAGTGCGTCTGCTTGGCAAGCGTTCCTGCTGCAACTTCATGGCAAGAGAGGGACTTTTTTACTTGGCGATCCAGATGCAAAGAACCCTAGAGGTGTAGTGACCGGCACGGTGACTTTAGATGCTGGTGTTAGCGTAGGTGATTATGAGGTGCAATTGAACTCTGCAACTCAAGCCAGCACCTCAAATATGGTGAGGGCAGGGGACTATCTGCAAATTGGAGGTGGTTCAGCAGCAAAGTTACATATGATATGTGCTGACGCGTCATCTGATAGCAACGGTGATTTCACAGTTCAAATTGAGCCATCTATCAAAGCTGCTGGCAGTTCAGGAGCTTCTGTTGTGCTTTCAAGCGCACAGGGGGTTTTCAGGCTGTCAGATGATCTGGTTGGCTGGGATGCTAATGAGGTTTCTGTCTATGGCATTACCTTGGCGTGTATAGAGGCACTGTAATGGATATGGTTCATATAATTGATGGATTGATTGCTGTCCTTGTAATGGGCGGTGGTTGGTTTCTTAGCAGCCAAGCCAAGGAATTGAAGCGGGTTGAGATACTCTTGAATCGCACCCGTGAGGATTACGCCACTCGCACAGATATGAGAGATGATATGAGAAACGTGATGGAGGCTCTGCATCGTGTAGAAGACAAGCTGGATCGCGTTTTAGGGAAATCAGAATGAGGGTAACACAATGAATATTAACAGGTTCATATCACAGTTGCGATTCCACGAAGGTGTCAGGAATCAAGTTTACAAAGATCATTTGGGGATTGAAACCATAGGGGTTGGTAGAAATCTGGTAGATAGAGGTCTGTCAGATGTGGAGGTTGATTACCTCCTGCAAAATGACATAACGATTGTTGAGGAGGAGCTTGATCGCAGCCTTCCGTGGTGGCGCGATATGTCAGAGGTTCGCCAAAGGGCATTAGCAGATTTGGTATTCAATATGGGGATGTCCAGATTACACGGTTTCGTCAAAACCTTAGACGCTTTGCAAAGGCGAGATTATGAGACCGCCGCAGAAGAATTGCTTGATTCCAATTACGCAAAACAAGTTGGGGCAAGGTCTGTCAGAGTAGCTGAGATGATACGCACTGGTGACGATAGCGAGGATTTCTAGGACAGCAATCATGGATGATTCATGTTTTTTTGTTGTTTGTATTTGTTGGCATTGGTGAGGAAAAGCGTCTTACCAGTAATGATATGCACTTTCGCTCTGTCGATGACTGCGTGTATTTCGCTCAACGATTGCACAAGCAAGGCAGCAACATCACCGCTTACTGTTTGCCAAAAATGGTAGATGAAAATACGAGGGTGTATTGATGTACGAATATGCTGTGAAAGAAGTCGTAAGGGTCGTGGATGGCGATACTGTTGATGTGGTAATTGATCTTGGTTTCAGTCTTACCAAGAAAGAGAGAGTAAGGCTGGCTGGTATAGATGCGCCAGAGAGCAGAACCACAGACCTTGAGGAAAAAGAACTTGGGCTTGATGCCAAAGAGTTCTTGGAACGACGGCTTGGTGATTGCCCTAGTTTGAAGGTTAAGACTGAGAAAGACGGAAAATATGGTCGTATGCTTGGCTGGTTGATATGCGGTCAAATGAACATCAACAAAGAAATGATCACCCGTGGTTATGCTTGGGCATATGATGGGGGCAGCAGAAGCAAAGACCTTGAGGCGTTAAAAGAGATAAGGGGGCTTGTATGATACAGGCGTTGATTGGCCCTATCAGTGGGCTTGTTGGATCGTGGATGGATAAGAAGACTGAGGAGCAGCGAGGCAAGTCTGCTGTTGCTAAAGCCAAGGCAGAAGCTGAAGCTGCCGTCATGGTTTCAGCGGCTACATCGACAGCTGACTGGGAAAAGTTGATGGCCAAAGGCAGTCAATCGTCATGGAAAGATGAGTGGCTCACCATTCTGTTTTCAATACCATTGATTCTTGCGTTCTGTGGGGATTGGGGCAGAGGCATTGTGGCGCAAGGCTTCACCGCTTTGGAAGCTATGCCGGATTATTATCAATATACTTTGGGCGTAATCGTGAGTGCAAGCTTCGCCGTAAGATCAGCAACAAAGTTTTTCGGCAAAAAATGAGTAAGAGGGTTCACAAGGTCAGTTTCCTATCCAACAAGCAGAATACTCGCCTTGGTGGACTAATAGCCGTTTTAAGCGACAGGGAGCCGTATGACTGGATTTTAGGTGGGTTGGTACAAGAAGGGTTCGTAGAGCGTGTGGAGGGGGCTTTGAGGCTCACTGAGAGGGGTGTTAAGGAGAAAGATAGGCTGGCAACCCTAGCTGGCCTGATGGTGGAGAAAGATAGGGCTGCGCCTCTGCCTCCCAAATCAACGGAACGGTTCACCCGCAATCCAACAGACCAGCGACCACCTAACACCTTTAGTGACAGGCAAGACTCTGTGGGGAAGGTACGAGGGGAAGGCTATAGCGGTTCCTAAATCTGGCTTTATGTCAGTCTCTCCATCTGTAAAAAAAGCCAACTCACCGCCCTCATAATCATCATTTAGCAGTATGGATACGCTTATCTTGCGTGTTGAGGAATCGCCCATGCCTATATCTAAATGCCAATCATATCCTTTTGATGGTGCGGAATACTTCAATAGCTGTGGACGCTCCAACAATCCTGTGAGGTTGAAGTCAAACTGGTCATTGGCGAGTTTGGCGCAATTAATAATAAGCTCATCAACCCAACTGTGAAATTCATGGATTATGTAAACATCTGTTTGCCTTACACCTACGTTCACAACATTTGAATTATCTTTTTGTATTCTACCCTGCACAGACAGGTTTCGTGAATCCTTGTGAAGTTCTATGATGGATGCACAAGATGAAAGGCTGATTTGATCAGCGGCCATCACACCCACTTCTTTGTCTCGTAATTTAGGCGGTATCGCATAAGCCATCTATTGCTCCTTATAAAAAATATGTTTTGCAATTTTGCGTACAGGTTGTTTCACACTTGCCCATTCTGGCTCTACATAATCAGCATGGTAATACACCGCCCCTTGTGTGGGATCGTATATCTGCCCGTGGTAAACGCCCCAAGCTATAGACTCAGCCCAGAATAGAGCATCCTCATCTGTAGGTTTATCGCTCTTACCATCACAATAAAAACTGAATTGGCACTGGTGGCGAATGGGTAGATCGGGCTTGCTTTTATATGTCTCCCCTTGTGTGACCACGCCGCAAACCGTATCAGGAAAGTCTTGGCTTTCCACCCTGTTCATTATTACATGGGCAACGGCTATCTGCCCTACTGTTGGTTCGCCTCTTGACTCAAAGTAAATTGCCATTGCCAAACAGGCTAAAGGTTCAAGAAACATTGCCATCTCCTAAAATCCAATCATTTGAGGTATTGTCACGCAATGTTCCAACTGTGTCCACAATAAGGCATCACACTGCATGATTGTGTTCACTATGGCCATGAACAAAGCCAAAAACAAAAAGTAGGCGATTCCAAAGGCGGCAATAGCGGTCATCACCTTCGCAATCATAAACCCCCCGCCGTAGCGAGGGGCTTTGCTGTAACGCCTAGTCATCATCTGGCATTGCCATATGGATGGCAAAATCTAGGGTCTGCAACAATGTAGGCTCAAATCCAAACTTGCCTTTTATTAACTTCTGCAATGGACGTAGCTTGGTTCCTACCTGTGAGATTTCTGTGGCGGTAAAGTCCTGCATCTTGCGAGGACGCCCAGTCTTCTTTGGGGCGGCTTTTGCTTCAGGCTCAATCTTTACAACTTTATTAGTAGTTTTAATCGTGGGTTCCATATGGACCTCCTGTTCATGAATTGGTGAGAACACTGTGTCCTCTACCTTCAAGGCACTTCTCCAGCATTGGATCGTGGCCTAGCAATGGCTTGTGCCATAAGCTTCTGTTGTCTTTAATGATCTGCTTACACTCCTGCAAATCACGCTGGTATAGCTGCGCTGTGTCGCCGCTGGTGCGTAGGTCCACAACAACGGGGGATGTACAGGCAGTCATGGATAGGGCGGCTATCAAAACAAACGGTTTCATGCTGTCGCCCTTTCCATCTGGTTAATGAATGCTTTGAACTCTTCAAACGTCATCCATCTGTAGGGTGAGTGGTTCGTAGTGAATACCACCTTGTTCGGCTCAATACGGCTCACAATGTTGTGCCAAGCCTTGCGTATCCCATCGTCATACTCATCAACCTCTGGCTTGTAGAGGTATCCTTTGTAGGAATGCTCAGGCGCGTTGTGCCAACTTATCATCATGCTTCTCCATTAGCAGTTTCATGGTCAAGGCCATTCGTGGTGTTACAGTTCTGCTGCCCGTTTCAATGCGGCAGATCATAGAGCGTGATGTATAGCCTAGTAGTTTTGCCATATCATTTTGTGATAGCCCCATGCGGTTCCGCATTGATCTGAACTCATTGCCATCCATCTTGTTCATGGTGAATAATGCCCTCTTCAATCTTGTTATCTAGCGGCGCAATTACCTCTGCTAAAATATCATCTAACTTGGCGATAATATCTGTAAGGAACTCATCATTGTAAGCCATAGCTCCTTGGTCTTGAAATTGTGCTGCTGTTTTTATGGCGTTATGGATTTCTGAGCGAAGCGTCATTGTGATGTTCATGTCATTATGACAATCATCAATGATTGCTTGATCTACATACTCATTAGTCATTTTGGTCTCCGTGGTTTACTAAACTTACTTTATTAAGATACTGCTTCTGTTTACCATTGTCAACAGTAGTTATTCAGATTAGCCAAGTTTTTAAAATTTTCTGCTGTGCTTGCGGATCATTTCACGATCAATTCGCTTGCCAAACTGATTGCGTTTGCCAGCCAATAATCGTTCACTTCTTAACTCGCGGCTGAGATGCCGCTTGGCCTGTTCTTTGGTCAACTTGAAATCTAAGATTAATGTGTTGATTTGGTTCACAAACTCCTTTGCGCCTCCTAACATCTTAGACATTTCAGATACGGTTAGCTGCTCATCATCACATTCGGCTTTGTATTTTTCAGAGAGTTGCTTCTGTTCTGTCTCGTGGGTCATTGGAATATCACGGTAAAGTTCCGCTGGTATTAGCCAGCATTGACCAGTTGGTGCCTTGCAATTCTGGCCTGATTTCCAAAAAGATTTTCCCGCCCATGCCTCATGTTCATGGTCAACAACAATGCGTCCTCTGTCAGTGATGGCTACAATTTTAGTAATATGCGGCTTCATCATTGTGTGATGAGAAGCCGTGTGCAGAACTACAACTACATCCCCAACTTCAGGCGGGTTATGTTTATGGTATTCACGGGTGGCTTCCATATCCGCTTCTTTGTCGCGCATTTTGTAACGCCAGTTCATCCAATCAGCACCACCCTGTAGGCCTCTAATCTTTTCAAGCTCAAGCATCATCAGGTATCCTTTCATCAACCTCATAATTTATGTCGTGATATTCACAGTATCCAATAATTGAATACAAAAGATTGCTGGGATCATGCCAAGCGTAAATCATAACATGGGGATTCCCATCATCATCTTTGATTAAGTTCAGCCAATAATCGCCACCTTTGCTAGACCAACTAAAAATCCTTTCGCCATCTGCCAAGGTGCAGAACTCACCCGCAACACTGGAAAGGTAACTGAGTGTCCAGCTAAACATATTCACTTTGGTCATTCGCAAATCTCCTGTCCCAGATACCCTTTTGACGTTCAGTCCAGCCGTAGCTATCCATAGCGCGGCGCATGATACGCTCAGCTGTATCAGTCCATACTAAGGCGTTCTCCCTTGCCCATATCCAAGCATACAGTTCTTTGGTTAATGTGCTGATGTTCCTGCCTTGTCGCTGGCCAACGATGTGTCCAATCTCATGCAGGGCAGACACATAGTATCCTGTGTTGGCGGTTGGTCGTATGTGGATGATGCGCCTATCAGGAATTGCATAGTATCGCGGGGTGGCCTCTCCTAAGCTCTGGAACGTAACGCCAATGTTGAGTGCGGCGCAAAGCTCCTGTACATGGATAGCCATATCAATACGTTTAACGCTCATATTGTCTGCCCTCTACCATGTGGTCTAAAACCTCAATCAACTGATCTGCATAAACATCATCATATGAGTCACACACCTTAACCTCACCCTTGCGTATCTTTACTGTTTCAATGGTGTAGGTGTCGTTGAACATCAGGTTAATAACAACCAACCCCTTGTGCTTGTATCCGCTTGTGCGGAACTGCAAGCCGCCGTGTCGATTATCTGTTTCATTAAGGGCAACAAAATCTCTTGCCGCATAACTCATCAAAGCGGCTGGTGATTGCGCTACAATCTGATGCTTAATGGTGTTTGCTATTTCCATTGTTTCAGTCATTTTGGTCTCCGTGGTTTTGTTTTCCTTACTTAATTATAATGATACACTTGTTTACTAATGTCAACACAACATTTAACATTAAATGATTATTCTTCATTTTTTATTCTGATGGGCTTTAGTGTATATCCAAGATAGTTCAGCGCGGCTTCAAGATCATTGACGCGAGGAGAGTATCTTGTGCGCCAATTTCTAAGGGTATCTCGATGCAGTCCCACTCGTTCTGATAAATCCATTTGACAGCATCGCTGTCTGTGCATCTCCTCAAAAAGAAATCGCACAGCGGGGTTGCCGTTCACTATGGTTGGTCTGTATCTAAATTTTCTCATATGTGAAAAGGGACGGTAGCAAATGTTATAAAAGCTACCGTCCGAGTCAGGGAGGAATTAGAAGTCAGCTAGAGCTTCAATGAAGCTATCTAGCTTCTTCTTATCCCAGACTATACGTCTTTTGCTTATTTGTATAGGTTTTGGGGCCTCGCCATTCTTTACCATACGTTTGAATGTTGCGGTGCTAACACCAATGTAGGAGGCGGCATCATCTAATTTCAAACATCTTTGCTCATGGTCCATAACTCTCATCCTATATTTTTATAGCTCTGTGATTAGCTGACATACTGCGCCATGCTTCAATCTTTGCTTCAGCAGCCACTCTTGTGAATCTCATTTTTTCATCAATGGCTATGGCTTGCTTCATGGCGTTCAAGTGATCTGCGTATCTTTGATCTGCGTATGCTTCTCGTTCCTGAGCGTTTACTGACAAATCCAAGTGTTCCTTCATGATTAAAGCCTTCAATGACTTGCGGAACTCATCCATATATATTCTGTTAGCCCTAGCTTGCGCGGCGGCGTTGGCGTTGTCTCTTAGGTAATCAATAGCCTTTTCAACATCATCATCTGTTATCATTACTATTCTCCATCATCATTATATGGACTAATGCTCCAAATAGATTCAGCCGTGGTTTTCCCAAAATCGCTATCACCAACTTGCTCCTGAAAGAACGCCTGTTCATCACCTCTGTTGTGCAGCATTGAATGATGGCTTTGGCATAGGGGTATTAAGTTCCTGTCTGTAGCCTTTAATCCCATGCCTCTAACTCCCTGCCACGGCCTCAACAGGTGATGTGCTTGCACAGGGCCAAAGCAATCTCCGTTGCTTTGCAAGCAGCACTCAAACTGGTGAACCCAGCTCAAGTGCTTTTTGTTTGTGTATCTTTTTGGCATTAGAACGGAATATCATCAAGATCAGGGGTGCTATCAACAACCGGCATATTTTCTGTTGATTCTGTTGCCGTTTCTTTCTTGGGCGACAAACTGGCCACCGTGATTGGGTTGCCGTTCTGGCTGGTCTTTTTCCGTAGCCAGATTGTATATTCACCACTCCCTACATCTAAATTACCTTGAGCATCAAAGTCCTTATCTTCACCGGCCACAAAGGCCACACCGACTTGCTTGTGTATTTCATAGACTGTGTTGCCCTTCTTGGTGACGCATTTGACTAAGATCAAATTGTGATCAAAGCCCTCAATGTCTATTTTACCTTGGCGTATAATATCCATTGATCCTGCTGGAAACATTACGCCTGAGTTGGTGTTATCATATTCTTTATCCATTGATCGCTCCTTCTGGATAATATTCAGATGCCCACATGACCATCTGTTGTCTGCCACTGGCACCTTTGACTTTTGTGCCATCTACAATCACAAGCCCTTTTTCTTTAAGCTGTTTGTATCTAGCGGTCACAGTGCTATAACGATGTCGCGGCAGGGCATCGCAGACTTGATCTGATATGCACCCTGTCGCACCAAACTTCCTTATTTCGTTAAGCACAACTAATTCCATTGCGCTGGCTACTATAGAGGCGGCAGCGTCATGGCTTGTTGATGGATCGTCTCGCCTAACTAGCTTATAGGCTGGGGTGTCAAACAAATCACTCATTGCTCATCCCCAAGCTATCTATTGAAGAAAGCATCTTAGCCTTGGCATTATCATTCATTGTTTGATGATCTTTTACCTCTGACCTAACCCGCACGACCTCTTGGCGGTTAAGATTGTTATCCTTGTTACCTTTGGTCTTCATGTGCTTGCCCCAAGTCTCAAGCTCTGTAAATCGCCTAGATTCAGCCTCTCCCTCAAATACCCTGTATGGTGGCCCAGCATAATCAAAGGCCACTGGTTGTGGCTTATTCGGCGTTTTAGGGGGTGATATGATGTTACCCTCATTGCCGCTGGCCACGTTGCCATCATCCTCAAAGTCAGCCTCAAGGTTTAACATGGCTTGTATGTGGTATCGGCGCATATAGGTTATGCCAGAGCCAATCTCCTGTGGCTTTGTGCCGCTATCACCAATAGCGGTGTCTGATTGCATCCATTGACCACTTGCAATGTGTACTAGCGTGGTGCTGACCATATTGTAGGTTCCATCAAATGCTGTGCTGTAAAATACCTCAATGCCGTTTTCCCATAAGGCATCCTTACAGGCGGTGAAGATATCATCTAGTGTTGAGAACAGGTGAGGCTTGCCAGCTTTGCTTTTGAAGTAATAATTCTGGCCATTCTTCTCCAGTTCTTTGAATCCCTTACGGGCTGCGTGTAATGCGGTGAGCAATTCACCGATCTGTTCACTGCTTTTCATTTAAGTCCTCCATATTCCAAACATCTTTGGCTATTCGTTTCATGGTTCCATTCCACATCCAGTGATCTAGGTCTGGGTACACAAGCTGACAGCATTCAATTATGTCATCAGAATGTGCTAGTACTGTACGCAATCCATTAGCTGCTATCTCTACTTGCCGCAGATAATAGTCTGGTCGTGGCACCTTGTATGATAGCACCTCTTTAGTAGTGACATAATCAATCCAAGGCTCTCTACCTGTACCAAGAGCATAAATGCTGGCTTGCCTACTGGCGGCTTGCGTAAGCTCGTTGACGGTGCGACCAACTGTTTTTATGTCTCGCACCTTGTCATTATACAAAAGATCAAAATACCCTCTAAAGGGAACATCAATATCACCTACATTAACCGTTACCTTGCCTTGCGCCTCTATAGGTCTATCATCAATATCCCTGTAAAAAGCTGCGCCGATCTTTACATATGACTGTATCGCCTTACGTTCTTTTTCAATTTTGGTTTCATCAATAATATTTGTTGTTTTTTCCACAGAGTCATTGAAAACATCTGTAGCCTTTTGGATCAAATCCGTATCATTGATGCTGGGATCAAACGCTGCATCAGTAATAGCTCTATCTGCTGCTGTGCCTCTCCAAGCTGCTGGCCCTGCTTCTTGATCGTTTAGACCGGCGATTTTCAACAAACATAAAGCTGGTTGGCTTATCCATAGATTGATAGTTGACGGGGATAGTCGTTGCACATCATGCTTCTTAAATGGTGATTTCATATTGTCCTCGCGATCATAAAGGCTCAAGAGATTACCACAATAGATCACACAATCAACCCCAAAGTGGGGATAGACTGTTTTTTATGAGTGTGATAGAGGTTTTGTATGACGCTAAAGGAATATTTAAAGCTGCACGATCTGCGGCCAGAGGATTTCGCTAAAATAGCTGGCGTGTCTAAAGGTGGCGTTTACAAGTGGATGAACGGTGAGCGTTATCCAAGGTTGCCATCTATGGTAAAGATTGCCAAGGCAACAGATGGGGCGGTTATGCCAAATGACTTTCAAGCAGAACAAATACAGAGCAGTTAAAACCACTGTTGATGGCATAACCTTTCATTCTAAAAAGGAAGCCTCGCGATATGTGGATTTGATGAATCTTCAAAAATCAGGATACATATCAAATTTACGTTTGCAGCCTGAGTTCCCCCTTATGGTGAACGGCAAAAAGATTGGCAAATATGTCGCTGATTTTTCATATATCCGCAACGGCGTTAGGATTATTGAAGATGTAAAAAGCAAAGCAACGGTTACGCCTGTTTATAGGCTCAAGAAGAAGATATTGGAGACATATGAGCCTCCAGTGGTCATAACAGAGTTCTTTTGATATAATGATTTAGCCATAAGGCATTATTGCGAGTCCATACGGACAATCTAGGAGATTGGCATATGGACCCAATTACGGCTATGGCCACCGCGTCTGCGGCTTTCACTACGATAAAGCGAGGCTTTCAAGTGGGCCGCGATATTGAGTCTATGGCGTCAGATTTGTCGCGATGGATGGGTGCGCTTTCTGATCTGGATCAGATGGAGAAAGAAGCAAAAAATCCCCCAATATTTAAAAAGCTGTTTTCTGGTCAAACTATAGAGCAGGAAGCCATCACCAGCTTCGCAAATAAACAAAAAGCACAACAGCAGAGATACGAATTGCAACAGTGGATTTCTTTGACTATGGGCAAGTCAAAATGGGATGAGCTTGTTAAAATGGAAGGGCAGATTCGCAAGCGTCGTCAAGAAACACTGTATTTGCAAAGAGAGCGAAGGCGCAAGTTTGTGGAGATTGTTGCTTGGATTGTAATGCTTGGGTTGGCCATAGCCGCTTTGACAGCGTTTATTATGTTGTTGAAGTCTCAGCAAGCCAACGCATCAGATATAATGACAACCTGTCGCAAGGTTAAATGTGAAAAAATGGACAACCGTCAAATGGTCTGTGTTTTTAGAGGCCAGAATAATACTATTGAATCTCAAATTTTTGAATACCTAGAGTTCATACCATCAGAGTATCAATGCAAATATGATCCAAATGCAAAAAAACAGATGACAATTCAAGAGACATTGAAGGCGGTTCGGGAGAGTCAAAAATGAGCAAGAAGCTGCAATCAGAAAGCGAATACGATAAATATGACATGGATGGTGATGGCATCGTAACTGATGAAGAATTGGAACACGCCAAGGAAATTAGGCAAACAGAAAGAGACTTGCGTAAAAGCCTAGCGCAGTTGCGAATGGCACGATGGACACTCATAGGTATGGGTGTGTTCACAGCAGCCATGTTCACTCCTTGGGTTTCTGTTGAACGCATATCGGCGTTAAGCGAAGTGAGCAGCTTATTTTACATTAGTGGCGCGGGTATTGTCGGAGCCTACATGGGAACTACAGCATGGATGAGCCGGAAATAAGGTCCGTTGAGGAGTGGGATGCTATTATAAATTCTATAAAGTCCCGCATTCAATCAGCTAAGTTTCATCAAAGCAAGCAACAGGAATATGAGGATGCCAAGGTATCGCAGGAAACCACTCAAAAAGGTTTCAAATACCAGATACGAAAAACCTGAGAGCAATGCACCTAAATCACATGAGTGCAAAGTGTGTGGTAGTCACCTTGCTTGTTACTCATATGATTTTGGTAGGGCTTGGTATTGTGTGGATCACAAAGCAACGGGGCGGCTTTAACCGCCCTTTTTTCCCTGTAAGATGTAATCATGCTCAATGGTGCCGTTTTCAGGGTTGCCCACAAGCTGTGGCTCAATCCATACACGCCTAACCTCTCGGCCTGTCTTGCGGTCACGATATACTCTTGGGTGGCCGCGCCTCATATGTTGGCGTTTAGGCGTACCAGTACCAGTAAGTATTGACCGTCTGGATACTACGCACCGTTTAGGCAACTCAATTGTCACCTTGTTGTACTCATTTTGAGGAACTCTGCGTCCATGCCGTATATGGGTTGTCTTGTTTGGCGTTTCCTGCGTGTAAATAATGTGAGGGTAGTTAAGGAATCCAAACACTGTAATCAGGAACCTTAAATCGCCTACCATGCCAGAAATGTTCATCTCTAAAGCACGGGCCATCTCATCACGTTGCCAGCCACGGTTCCAAACCTCATCCTTAGTAATCATCCCAAAATTTGCTTGGCATGGAAGTATGCGGCTTGCCAACCAATCCAGCTCAAATCCGGCTTTGTAATCAATTTGTGCAGGATAGTTATCATCTACATTTATGCTGTAGTTTCCATCCTCATCAAAGTAATCGGGCATATAGTGATCCACCCAAGGTGGCCCCATCAACTTGATCCAGCTTTCAAACTGGTGTCGGAAGAACGCTTGTTTGTCGTTGTCCCGTATGTTGTTGTCAGCCATCTGATTTGACCATTCAAGCGTGATTGGCTCATCTGGAGAAAAGTAAAATCCGTGGCCAAGAAATGCTATCTTGTTATCTGGCAGCTTTGCGGTGGGCATACAAAGGTATTTGCCATTCAATTTTTTTATAAGGTATCCACACCTTACCCCCATATTAGGCTCATCAGAGATTGGCTTATTTAGAACCTTTGGGTAAGTCTTGCTCATCTGATCAATTTTTACATAGTCATCCCATTCCACCCACATAAGATCAAAACACGGCTTGGCGTTCTGGCACATCTTTACAAGGTTCTTGGGGTTATCCATGCCAGCTTCGACACAATGGCGTATCAAGCTGTCATCAATTATGAATTTCTGCGCTTGTACCAAATCAAGCTGTGTTTGACGGCGGTTGGCTTCTGATGCTCTGCCGCGCACATATCCAGCCACACCCCTTTCTGGGTTAGCGAGAGCGGCCAAAGCCTCATTGACCAAGGCTGGTTGCTCTAGTTCACGCTGGTCATTATAAAACTTGTTCCACATATCCATATCTTCTGGCGCAGTGGTTCCAGTGCTGTACCAATTAGTTTTTTCTATGGGTGGCGAATAATCATCAAATGGGTTGTTAGGCATTGTTTATCTCCCGCAGCACTACATCAGCTTCTTCTGGAGTTTCGTAATAGCCTGTTATTCTTGCGTATGGGGCCATGTACCAACCTTCTCCATAAGACTCCTTACAGATTTCTCCTACATACCACCCTGCGGCAGATGCCATAACCAAAGGCTCTGATACTGGCATTGGTGTATCAAGGTCAGTCCAAACTATGCTTTCTGGTTTCCAAATTTTCATAACGGTCTCCGTGGTTAGTTAATTAAACCTGTATCCAATTTCCATCATCCTTGGTGAACTCTGCTATCACCTGTGAAGGCTGGCCCCAATCCTTCTTCACTAAACGAGCACGGATCACCTTACCAACACGGTTTTCAACTCGCTGGCCACCAGCAACCCAACCGCCACGTTCAACCTTGTCCCACCCAATGAGGTGATTTTTAATTTTCCCAGCCTTCTCGCCGCGCACATAACGAGGCAGAGCTTGAATCATTTCAGCGGGGAAAACTTTAGCGGCATACTCTGCGCCAAAATCTGAAAAGAGCCATGCTTCCCTAGTAGTTATTTCTGCGTGATTGGCCATTTTGATCTCCGTGGTTCTTTTCGTTACATGGATAGAATGGGGTGTTTGTTTACTATTGTCAACACACAAAAGTAAAATAATTAGAAAAAAAGTTTGCGACCATGGCTCCAATCAGATTATGGTTGCGGCAACCACGAATGACCAAAGGAGTGAACATGAGTTGGGATGCTCTCAAAATAGCTGCTACGGCTGATTGCCGGACGCCAACTGCAAAGCTGGTATTAATTATGCTTGCCAACTATGCAGATGAAAATTATTCCAGTTACCCGTCAAATACCAAGCTGGCCAAGTTATGTGGCTGTGATGAACGCACTATAAAAAGGGCGATAAAAATGCTTGTGGAGGACGGGCTGATAAGAGTTTGCCCTCGTTATACCGCTGACGGTAAGCAGACTAGCAACAGCTTTACTATTGTAAGATATGGGGGTGACATATTTGAGGGGGTGGGGGTGACAGAATTGCCCCCCAATACTATTAGAGATATACCCATTAATAATAAAACAAAGAGGGGTGACAAATATGCCCCTGCCTTTGAGGAATGGTGGAACGCTTACCCCCGCAATGATGGATCAAAATCAAAGGCTTATGAGAGTTGGAAGCGGGTAGTAGATAGAGACATAGGGGAAAGAGAGTTATTCTTGGCAACCTGTGCATATAAGCGTACCACTCACGGCAAGGACAAAAAGTACATTCCCCACGCGACCACTTGGTTGAACCAAAGGCGTTGGGAAACTGTGCAAGAAGCACAGGCAATAACCACGAACAGAAACCAACTAGCAGGATAAAATTATGCAAGAACTAATAGATCAAGGAATACGGTTACGCTCTTATGCAGAGGGTGATCACAAGACCTTATGCCCACAATGCTCACCAAATCGTCGCAACAAGAGTGACCCGTGCCTGTCTGTTACTATAAAGCCAGATGGAGGGGCTGTGTGGAAGTGTCATCACTGCGAGTGGGTTGGAGGTGCCGGTGGGCATTCAAGGCCCGTATATGCGGCTCCTAAAGCGTTTAAGCGGCCAAAGAGGCCAGAAGGGCAGCACACAACAGGGGCTATGCAGGATTGGTTTACTAAGAGGGGCATAAGCCTAGAGACTGTGGCCCACTTTGATATACACAGATCAGATCAGTATTTTGGCAATGGAAGCACAGAAGGCTGTATATCATTTCCTTATTACAAGAATGGTGAACTGGTAAACATTAAGCACCGCACCAAGGATAAGAGGTTTAAGCAGGAAAAGGATGCGGAGCGTACCCTGTACAACATTGATGCGGTTAAAACCCATTGGGACAAGGGCGGCATTAAGGAAGTGATTTTTGTAGAGGGTGAGATGGATGTGCTTTCATTACACGAGGCAGGGTATCCATACGCTATCAGCTTGCCAGATGGCGCACCAAAAGAGGCTAAGTTTGATCCGGCAGACAAAAGATTTGCCGCACTGGCCAATTGTGAATGGTTGAATGAAGCTGACAAGGTGATTGTTGCCGTTGATGGTGATGAAGCTGGGCAAGCGTTGCAGTTAGAGTTGATACACCGCTTTGGCAAAGACCGTTGCTGGACTGTTGAGTGGCCTAGCTTGCATGACATAGTGATCAAGGATGCTAACGAATGTTTGGTTGAGCATGGCAAGGAAGTGTTGGGTGAGGTAATAGCCAATGCTACGCCGCATCCCATTGATGGGATTTACACGGTGAGAGATTACCAGCGAGAGGTGCAGGATATATACCGTGGCAATGTGCAAAAGCCATTAAGCACAGGATTTGCAAACCTTGATGAGATATACAAGGTAATGCCGTCAACATTCTGTTTGGTCACTGGGGTTCCCAACCACGGCAAGTCAAACTTTCTTGATCAGCTTACAGTGAATCTAGCCCGTAATGAGGGGTGGCGGTTTGCGGTGTTTAGCCCTGAACACTCTACAGCTAACCATATACGGCGGTTATCAGAGAAGGTTGTGGGCAAGCCATTTGATGATGGGCCAAGCCAGAGGATGACCACCCAAGAGCTTGGCGATGCCATGATGTTTCTTGATGACAATTTTTACTTCATCGAGAGCCGTGACAAAATTCCAAGTATTGATTGGCTATTAAGCAAGGCCAAGGCCGCTTGCTTGCGGCATGGCGTTAGGGGGATTGTTATTGATCCTTACAACGAGATTGATGCAAGCCGTGAGGGAAATAAGAGAGAAGATGAGCATATCCGCGATTTGATTTCTGCCTGTAAGCAGTTCTGCCGCACTCACAATATTTGCATTTGGATGGTGGCGCACCCTGCCAAGATGCAGAGGAACCAAGAGGGGATAATACCAGCCCCAAGTTTGTATGACGTGAGCGGCTCAGCGCATTGGAACAATATGACTGATGTGGGGCTTGTAGTGCATAGAGACTTTGAGACCAATCAAACTAAGGTAATCACTAGGAAGGTCAGGGAACAAGGCTTGTATGGCTCTATAGGTGAGGCTTACTTTACCTATGATCTAACACAGCACGTTTATAAGCCAGTTATTGATATGCCCGTCATTAACCACTGGACAGACTAGCATCAGATGATATGATGTGCAGGATTCCAGTAGCACTCCATGTTATTTGGTATTCGTGGTTTGAAAGGGAGGTTTGGTCGCCTCCCTTTCTTCTTTTTTTCTTGATGCAATCAAAATCATTTTGGTGTAGCCTGTCCCAAAATGGGGATGATTTATGGAAATCAAGCAAGTACCAATTACAGATGTAAAACCCTATACCGCCAACCCACGCATCATTTCTGAGTCAGCGGTTGCGTCTGTTGCCAGCAGCATTTCTAGCTTTGGATGGCAGCAGCCAATTGTAGTTGATGGCGATAATGTAATCATAGCGGGTCATACTAGGTTTCTAGCAGCCAAGAGGCTTTCCTTAGATACCGTGCCAATCAAGGTTTCTGCTAACCTCACAAAAGATCAAATAAAAGCATTCCGTATTTTAGATAACAAACTAAATGAGCTTACCGCTTGGGATGATGGCCTGCTTGAAGCTGAGATGGCATCTATTGATAGCGGTGAGTTGGAGGCGTTTAGACATTTATGGGCCAGCATTGATATTAATTTGCCAAACAGTGATATTGAGTTTCTCAATGACATGATTTCAGACAAGGAAACAAATGTGCAGGATTCAGATGTTGTTGGTTCAGTGGGCGATTATGTGACAATGAGCTTTGTAATGTCACCAATAGATCGGGACATGGTTTTATCTGCACTTCGATCTATCCAAAACCAAGAAGGTTTGGAAAACACCACTCAAGCATTGTTGAAAATAACGAAAGAGTTAGTCTAATGGAAATCAATTATGACCCGAAACACAGTGATGGAATCCGAGCTTTGGAGACCATGTATCCGACCTACGCTATGTTTTTTACAAATGATGCGGATGATCTCGGTTTGCCTCACGCTTCAACATACGGATATGTTTTAGAGGGCGGCTGTACTGTTAGGGCCAATAAACAAGAGTGGCGATTACAGGAAGGCAACTATTTCGCATTTTCTGGGTCATTCAACATTATGAAATCTGACGATCTGAAGATGTGGACAGTGACCAAGTTAGGCTACAGGGTTATGCCTGTTATGGGTCAGATTGAGGATAACGGACGGCTTTCGTACATTGATGGCTGTTCAGATAGTGTTTTGGTGTCAATGGCCAGAATGGGTGATCCGGTTTTAAATTATTTGCATTTCCCCACTGGTATATATCAAACACAGCATACCCACCCGTCAATCCGCATGGGCTGTGTCATCAAAGGTGAGGGCGAAGCGTTCCAAGAAAAAAGCAATCACAGCGATGGATGGGTTAAGCCTTTAAAAAAGGGCTGCATCTTTATGCTAACAGAACAAGAGCTTCATTCTTTTAGAACATCAGATAGCGGAATGGATATTGTAGCGTTTCATCCAGACAGTGATACAGGGCCAACTGATGAAAATCATTCAATGATCAACAGAACGTACATTGATCACGGGAAGTAGGCATGGGCCGTCTCGGTAAGAAAAAAATCATAGATAAGAACGTCTATGAATTGGCTATTGAACGTATTCACAGAGCGTATGATCGATTCGATACCGTTGCCGTTATGTTTAGTGGCGGCAAGGATTCAACGGCGTGTCTGATGTTGACGTTGGGAGTGGCGCAGGAGCGAGGAATAAAAAAAGTTCCTGTCCATCACTTTGATGAAGAAGCAATCCCATATGATACAGAAGAATACGTCAGGCGTGTCGCTCAAATGCCTATGGTTGATATGTATTGGTGGTGTTTGCCTGTCAGACATAGAAATGCTTGCTCAGTAAAAGAGCCTTGGTGGTTTCCTTGGGGGCCAGAAGATGAGCATAAGTGGGTCAGGCCAATGCCGCCAGAGGGATTGAGCCATTTAGACGGTCTTCCAACTGATCCTGATAAGCGATTAACTATACCAGAAATCAATGGATACATATTCTCTCCAGAGAAACACGGAAACGTGGGCATAATCATGGGTATACGGGCCGATGAGAGCCTGACCAGAACCAGAGCTATCCTGAACAGCAAAAAACGTGAAGATAAGCACATCATCAAATATGATGAAGGATCATCACAGGGTAATATCTACAAGGTCTATCCAGTTTATGATTGGAACACCAAAGACATATGGACTGCGCCGCGAAAGTTTGGTTGGGACTATAATCACGCTTATGATCGTATGGATAAGGGCGGTATAAGCCCTAACGCTCAGCGTTGTGCGCCTCCGTATGGTGAGGAGCCTATGCGTGGTTTGCATCAGTTCAGAGAGCTTTGGCCGGATATATGGGATAAGATGCAGACTAGAGTGGCGGGTGCTGCAACAGCCGCTAGATACTCCACTACAGTTCTTTATTCTTATGGCAAAACCCCTGCCAAGCCAGAAAATATGTCGTGGCATGAGTTTATAAAGTTTTGGGTTGATAAGCATCCAGAGCCATACAAGACTCAAGTAGCTGAGAGAATACGGGGGTTCATACAGAATCACTACGGCAAGACTAATGAGCCATTGATGGATAAAATCGCTCACCCACGCACAGGCGTATCATGGGATTTTCTTTTAAAGATAGCTGTGAGGGGTGATTTCAAAGGCAGGAAGCAGCCAACCATACAAGGCGGTACTGAGGAAGCCCTCAAGCAAAAAAGGAAGTATGATGAAGCAAGGTTCAGAAGCCCAACCCATAAATAGTGTTCATTGGGTCAATAGAGATACCCTTCACGCCAACTCATACAATCCTAACAAGGTTGCTCCTGTTGAGCTTGAGTTACTGGTACAGTCAATCCTAACTTGCGGATGGACTCAGCCTGTGGTTATCAGATCAAACAATGAAATCGTAGATGGGTTTCATAGGTGGTTGGTTTCTGGTGATGATCGGGTAGCTGAATATACAGGTGGCATGGTTCCTGTTGTGATGTTACCTGATGATATGGGTATGGCTGAACAGGTTTCAGCAACTATTACCCATAACAGGGCCAGAGGTAGCCATTTTGTCATGAGCATGGCTGATATTGTTAGAAGTCTGAAAGATGAGCAGGGTGTTGACGATCAATGGATTCAACAACATTTAGGCATGGAGCCAGATGAAATAGAGCGTCTGTATGACAATGCAGGATCGCCTGATACAAAAGGCGACCCTGATGATGAGTTTGAAGATGGGTGGGTTCCTGACTTTAGCAGGATGGAGGGCGGTTAAGCCCTATACCTTTTGGGTATGTGTCCATCATTACTGTCGTATTCATCAGTAAAGTCTAAGGCTTCTTGTAGATACTTTAAATCCACACCAAAATCGTCATACCCACGAGCAATGCCATCTAGGTACATCTTTGGGGGCATGGCTAATCCATCACGGTTCATGGTGTAAGCCATATATACAATTCCATCACCGCCTTGCCAGTATTGCTTGCCATAGAGTCGAGGGTAGCCTTCATAAATATCAAGGCTGTCCTCACAAGCCTTTGTAATCTTCCACATTGCCACGGGGCATAGGAAGCCCGTTGCGGGTATAATGTCAGCAACGCCGCGAAACACCAGCCGCCATTCAGGCAAAAGCATCGCTCCTAAAGGTTTTGCGTCAGGACATCTTTGAGCCATCTGACCTTTGTCCATGTTTGATCCATATGCCATGTAAATGATATCCATTAGTTCATCTCCCATTTGGTGATCAGTTTGTTGTCCAACAGTGACTGCACAAAAGTATCTGGTGTCGTGGGGTCAAGTTGTGCATCGCAATATAATCTGGTCCAAACGCACATCTGTTTCATAAAGTCGTTAGCATCCTTAGTTTCAATTATGGTGTCGTTCCTATAACGATCAACTAAGGTGGCCGCATCTGATGCTACAAATGAACGGCCATCATAAGTTATCCAATAGTTCATTATGAATTCCTATCAGCGAGTTCCTTTGCCCGCTTTTTGAAAAAGATACGGGTGGAGGCACTAATGCCCCCAACCCGCACAAGTCCTCCAAGAAGGGTGTCGAGTACCTTGCTTGGAGACGGAGAAACTGAGAAGTTTTTGACAGCCTTGCCGTTATCTGCATCAGCAATCATTGCGCCAGTAAGTGCAATCCAATTCAAAACCTTGGCTTCATCAAATGAACCGGAGTGCTGGCGAATCTCTAATGTGCCGGTGCGGTGAAACTTGGCAAGGTTTAGCTTGCAGTATCTACTGTGGCTACCCTGTATCATTTCACGCAACTGACCGACTGAGCGACAGCGATCAATGCGATCAAACATATGGCCGACTAAGGCTTTTGTTTCGGTTGTGTTGTTCGTGTATGTTGGCAAAGCATAAACAGACTTGCAGTAGTAAGCATTGTCTCCGCGACGTGACTGTGGCTGAGTGATATCAATGCCACGCTCAAATTTTGACCAACGCTTGTAAAAATTACGGAAGTGCTTCATGCGCCAATCAGATACGCCCCAATGAATGTGAAAGCCACAAGACTTGTTGGCATCACCACCGTTTGCGCGAACAATTTGGAGTACCTTTTTTACTTCCAATATGCCGTTCATGGAAGACAGTACAGGAGATACAACTTCAAAGCCGTGACTACCGCTTATTGATCCATCTGGCTTTACTTGCCATACGCGATAATTTGAACCAGAGTAACTGGCTGACTGAGCGTTGATGCCAGCAGCCCGTAAGCGATCAACAAGAGTATGAATTGGAATACCGAATCCCTCAAACTCAACACCGAATGTGCGTGATGTGGTGGGTGTAATGGTCATTTTGATCTCCGTGGTTATTAGGGGTTGCCCCCTCTCGACATAATTACAATCCCATATCTGTTTACTACTGTCAACACATTATCTTTCATTAATAATCAAAACATGATTTTTATTTAATTCTCATGCAGTGATAGTTGTTTGTGTTCGTTATTCTTCTGGTTCTATGGCATCCAGTGCCATAAATTTTATTCATTGTTTGTGTAAATGCTTTCCTGCCTTTGTCATTTGGTAGGATCATGTAGTCACCTACTTCCATTTGCCTCAGTGTTTTAGACATATTCATCTCATTAAAAAATTTGTATTGCCTCTTCTCAGAAGGCAGATGTTCTTTAACAATCTTGCCGCAGGACTCAATCGTTTCAAAAACGCATTTGCAATCAAAGCAAAATTTTAATCTAGATACTTGTGGGCTGGGCCAGAGCGTAACTGCTTTATTATTGGTTCGCGTGTTGCGGCCTCTACAATTTGGGCATGGTATCATGTTCATTCCATTGTCAGGGTTGGTTTATCGTGATACTGTAAAATGCCCCGATATGGGGAGGGCATCAAGCTCTTATGAAACAAACTTGAGAAAAAGTGATAACGAACAGCTATGGCTACCAAGTTTACAGAAGCCCTGAAAAAGAAAATCAAAGCAGAATTTATTGAGGGCTATATAGATGATGAGGGTGTAAGAAATTACCCATCTATTGAAGCATTAGCTAAACGGCATGATGTGAGCAGGGCGACAATATACAGACACTCAAACCCCAATAAAGAAGATTGGCAGAAAGCCAAGAATCAATACCAATCCAAAATGAGCAAAGAAGTAGAGGAAACTCGTTTGCGAGATTTGGTAGCGGAAAGCCAAGCCCTAGATAAAAACAGTCTGCAAATTGCACAGGCGTTACTTTCACGGGTTGGTCGTAAGCTGGCTAGGTCAATGGAGGATGAAAGAAACAATCCAGAATCCCAAGGACTAAGCCCAGCAGAATTGAGAGAATTATCTCACGTTACAGCTAATGCTCAAAAGATTGGTAAATTAGCTTTAGGTGAGGCACAGGAGATTTCAAAGGTATCAGCGGATGTTAGCGCACCAGAATCATACAACAATCTCATCAGACACTTGGAAGGACTTGCCAACCAAAAAGCAGCACTTGGCAAGCACACTATTCAGTGATTGGGCTGATGTAGCAAGATATGAGCAGCTACCCCTAGCGGGTGATTGGAATATATGGCTGATTCTCGCTGGTCGCGGTTGGGGCAAGACCCGCACGGGTGCAATGGATGTTATTACATACGCCTTACACAACCCAGAGGTTCAGGTGGCAGTTGTTGTGCCTACCTTCGGAGACTTGCGGCGAGTGGCCTTCGGAGGCGTATCAGGAATACTTCAAAACATACCAAAGGAACTTTTGTTAGAAGGCAGGGGGCAGGGGTATAATGCTGCCAATCAAGAAATAAGATTGTACAACGGCTCTAAGATAATGGGCTTTTCTGCGACCGAACCAGATCGTTTGAGGGGGCCGCAATTTCATAGGGCTTGGTGCGATGAGTTGGCGGCTTGGTTTTACCCAGAAACATTTGACCAGCTAATGTTTGGCTTGCGTTTGGGTCAAAACCCCAGATGCGTGATAACAACAACGCCAAAGCCTACGCCGCTTATAAAGAGTTTGCTAAAACGCAAAAATGTTCTCGTTACAAGAGGAAGCACATTTGAGAACGCAGCCAATCTTGCGCCAGCAGCATTGGAGCAGCTTAAAGAAAAGTACGGTGACACCAGATTAGGTAGGCAGGAGCTTTACGCTGAGGTTCTTGATGATACAGAGGGTGCGCTTTGGAGCTACTCAATGATTGATGATTCTAGAGTACAGCCTCAAGATGTGCCGTATTTTGAGCGTGTGATTGTAGCAATTGATCCGGCGGTAACTAGCGGCCAGAACTCAGATGAGACTGGAATTGTGGTGTGTGGCAGGGCATCAAATGGAAGATACTATGTCATTGCTGATGAATCTGGTAGGATGACACCAGATGGTTGGGGCCGTATGGCTGTTGACTGTTACTATAGGCACAATGCTGATAGAATAGTAGCGGAGACCAACAATGGTGGTGATTTAGTTGAAAGATTGATAAGAAATATTGATTCAGAAGTCCCTTATACTTCCGTCCACGCAGCGCGGGGTAAGTTAATAAGGGCAGAGCCGATAGCGGCCTTATATGAACAAAAAAAGGTTTCTCATGCAGGGGTCTTTTCTGAGCTTGAGGAGCAGATGTGTTCATATTCCGTTGGGAGTAGGCAGTCGCCAGATAGACTTGATGCCTTAGTCTGGGCATTAACAGAACTAAGCCAGTCCAGTGGGAAGGCGTATTGGAGAATCAGTTAATGGCTAGCATCAGGGATAGAGTTAGGGCGTTTCTTAACACCCCACAAGAAACAAAAGAAGCACCGCAAGTCGTATTAAGCACGACAAACACTTACCACTACAGGCGCGACAACTACGAAACCTACGCCAGTGAGGGTTATCAACAGAACGCCATCGTTTACCGATGCGTAAATGAAATAGCTAATGGTGCTTCCGCTATACCTTTCAAGGCTTATCAAGGCGAAACGGAGCTTGATGAGCATCCAATATTGAGCTTGCTCAAAAGACCCAATCCACAACAGGCAGGGGTGGAGTATTTCCAAGGGCTATATTCATACTTGCTTCTTGGCGGCAATAGCTACGCAATCCGCAATGATGTAGCTGGCACACCAAGAGAGTTGCATCTGTTAAGGCCGGATCGCATGAGGGTTAAGCCCAGTAAGACTGCAATGCCAGCAGGATATGAATATGTAATATCAGGCAAGATCATCAACACTTATGATGTAGACCCAACCACAGGTGAATCAGAGGTCAAGCATCTCAAAATGTGGAATCCTCTTGATGATTATTATGGCCTCTCTCCAATCATGGCCGCAGCCGTAGATATTGATAACCATAATGAGATCAATAAACACAACATAGCCCTGTTAAGGAACGGCGCACGGCCTACTGGTGCTATTGTATTCAAGCCATCTGATGACCGTGGAATGCCTGTGCAGCTAAGTGATGGGCAGCGACAGCAGCTTAATGATGATATGCGTTCACGGTTCCAAGGCAGCGATAATGCGGGCAGACCTTTGCTGCTTGAGGGGGATTTTGATTGGAAGGAAATGGGCCTGTCCCCAAGGGATATGGATTTCTTGCAACAGAAACACATAGCGGCAAAAGATATTGCGCTTTGCTTTGGTATCCCAAGCCAGCTTATCGGCATTCCAGACGCACAGACATACGCCAACGTACAAGAGGCTCGTTTGGCTCTGTATGAAGAAACAATAATCCCATTAGCACAACGAGTAGAGTCAGACTTCAATGAATGGCTGGCTCCAATGTACGGTGATGATATCCGTATAGCTTATGACTTTGAAGCAATCCCAGCTATGACTGAGAGAAGACGCCGTATCTATGAGAACGTGGTGTCTGCTGTGAGAGAGGGTATCATATCACGCAATGAAGCAAGAGAGCGGCTTGGTATGGAGCCAATCACAGGGGGTGATGATGTCTTTATCGCGGCTAATCTTTTTCCCTTGGGATCAACAGAGGTCGCGCCAGCGGAGGGGACAGATGCGGAAGATGATGGAAAGAGTGCTTACGGTGATACGGAAATACTTGGAGAATCTTGGCAAAAATCCGATGCCGTAAAGCGAGAGACTGACAAGGATGTTTTTACAACCCAAGAGGAAGCAGAAGACAGGGCAGAGCAAATAGGTTGTGTTGGCTTTCACTCACATGAAACGGCAAACGGTTTGGTCTTTATGCCCTGTGAATCGCATGACGATTATGATCGTTTAACAAGTGAGGCTATCGGTGATGATGCAAAGGCAGAGAGTGATGTTGACACAACGCCTACTGACGCAATGGCGAAAGAGGCTGAACGCGGCCTTGCCATGCGAAAAGAATTTAACAGAGGAGGAACAGAGGTTGGTGTCGCAAGAGCAGTCCAACTTGTATCCAAAGAAAGACTGTCCCCCCGCACAGTAAGGCGTATGCACTCATTCTTTAGTCGTCATGAGGTTGATAAAAGGGCCACAGGCTTTAGGCAGGGAGAGGAAGGCTATCCAAGTGCCGGAAAAATAGCTTGGCTATTGTGGGGCGGCGATAGCGGCCAGACATGGGCAAGAAGAAAAGCCGCTCAGTTAGACAAGGAGCGTGATGGCAAACAAGAAATTTTTGCAGATATGCTATCGTCATCAATTGCTGATTGTGATTTAGATCAAAAGGCCAAAGTTAGTGAAGCTGTGAAAAAGGGTCTCGCCAACAAAGTCAAAGAGCATAACGACAAGCACGGAGACAAGAAGGGCAAGCGTGTAACCCAGCGTATGCTTGAGGCGGTGTTTCGGAGGGGTGTGGGGGCTTACAATACGAACCCTCAGTCTGTGAGGCCGAATGTAAGTAGCAGTGACCAGTGGGCGTATGCGAGGGTAAATTCATTTTTAAGAGCTGTACGCACAGGTAGGTTTAAAAGCGGCAAGTTTGACACAGACTTGTTACCAAAGGGCCATCCACTTAGAACGGGTGACTGATGCTTGCGGAAAAAGCAGCGCGACAGAGGGTATCTGTACGCAAAGAGTTTATAGAGCAAACAAGGCTGCGCCTTGGGTTTGAACGTAAGCTACGATTACAAATGCAAACTGTATTTGCTGAAGCGGGGCAGCAAGCAAGACTAGAGTATACGCAAGCAGGGCGAATTATAAAAACGGATCAAGAGGTGGCCAGTAAGGTAGCATCCGCACTTACAAGCCACTACAGAGCGGTAATTGATGCGTTTGGCCTCAGAGTGTTGCGTAATCAAAAGGCTGATAGCCAGTTTGAGGCTTTGATACAGCAGTACATAAGTCAGTACGGTGCCGTCAGGGTCACTCAAATAAGCAACACAACGATGAATCAGATACGCAGGGTCATAAAGTCTGGTGAGGCTGATGGCCTTGGCGTGTCCGTTATTGGAAAAAACATATATGAAAGCCAGCGTGGATCATTCAGCAAATTTAGAAGTGCAACCATAGCAAGAACTGAAACTCATTCAGCGGCTAGTTATGCTAACCATGAAGTAAATGCCGGTCTGAAAATACCCAATCAAAAAAAACGATGGGTTGCTACTGCTGATTTAAGATCACGCCCAACTCATGCGGCAGCTAATGGTACTGAGGTTGAGTTAGATGAGGATTTTGTAATAGGCGGTGTGGCTATGGGGTATACAGGAGACCCCAGAGGTGGGCCTCATAACACCATCAACTGTAGATGTGTAACTCTGTATGTCACTCCAGAAGATGATGTCTTTGTTGATGATCAACCACCAGTAGCCGCAAAGCCTATTCAAAGTCCTTGGGGAAATACCAGCGAGTTTGAAGAAAAGTTCCACAACATCGGTGATTGGCAAAAGTCAGGCACGATTAGATCAGTGATAAGAAACACCGCTGCTCTTGCTGGCGTTATAATGAATGCCAAAAGAGCGTATTATTCAGCAAACAGAATAGCAATGCACGCTGATAAAGATTTGGTTGATCTGCCTATAGGCGAGTCAACCATTTGGCGGCATGAGTATGGGCATCATATAGATTTTGCAATGGGTCGTCACCTGAGGGGAGGCCGCGCTATTTCTGAAGATGTGGTAGATGATGCTCTAAAAGATAGGAAAATGTATAGTAGGGCAAAACGCAAAGCAATAAATGAAAAAGCTGATAGTGACTTTATGGATTTTATGAAAGCCAATGGCATTGCAATTAACATGGAGTCGTATAACAGATTAAACTATCTGCCTCCTGATCGTAGGTTAAGAAGTATGGTTGAATCTGATAGGGATGGTTTTTCTCAATGGCTAAGAGAAACAAATATTGATGAAAGCATCATTAACGATACGCTGGCAGGAACACCGTTTACCTTAGATGATATTGTAAAAATGTTTGGTGACGGTAAAAATAAAAAAGGTCAGATCAGAAGCGGAGGTCCGAAGGGTCTGCTTAATATAGTAAATGATAATGAGACTCAAAAAGAGCGGTTTGTGTTTTTCTTGAACGATTTGAAGGCAAACAGAATTGGGTCAGATACAGAGATTGGTTATGGCAATTGGCTAATAAATTATTCTCATGACCGTGAAGGGCTTATGTTTACGGATTTTCTTGAGGCCATGTCAAATGCAGTGGTTGGGCAGGGTCACGGCAAATCATACTTAAACAAGCGCAGAGCTATCAAACGTGGTATAACTGAGGCTCACACAACCGAGATGATGGCTAACTATACAGCGTTGATGGGTGGTGATAGGGCAAAGACATGGCGCAAGTTCTTGCAATACACAGCCCCCAACTCATTAGCAAAAATGGATGAGTTGTTTGCGGAGATGGCAGATGCGGAGGCAATGACAGAATGAGCTTCAGGAATGCAACTATAATTGATGATCTAATTGAAGAGTATTTTGATGTGTTTGGCACAGAAGATATTCGGATATTCAATATGCCACTTGATGATCAGACCACCCGTGAATACGTCCGAATTGTTAAACAGGCGATACAAGCAGAAACTCCACTAGACCGTGACAATCTAGTGGAGCGTTTAGGGCTGAATGTTCCGGACGATGCTTTTGTTTAAGCAGTAACGCCATACTTGAAGGCTAGGTCGTTTACCATCTTGTTCCACCTTACCAATCCCTTGCGAACCTTATCAGCATTCAGAAGGTGTGTGTGTTCCGCATCATGTCTAGCAATCATATCCGGTGTAGTGCGAAGGTGGCGAGACAAAATCTCTTGACGCTCAGTTTGAGTTGCGTTTTCAACTGTTCTTTTAAAAGCTGCGAATTTCATCGTGGTCTCCGTGGTTTGTGTTGTTAACTGCTTACCCTGTTAATATAGGGATGCTGTTTACTATTGTCAACAATAAAAACACTCAATAGACAAAAAAATTGCTCAACCACTATATGTTGTCATATTTTTCAGCAGAGTGTATGATGTAGTAATTTTAGGAGATGCTTATGCCGATCCCAAAGCCTAGTGGTGGTGAAAGCGAATCTGATTTTATGGAACGGTGCATGGACAGCGATACCATGCAAGCTGAGTATGCCCAGCGTGACCAGAGGGTTGCTGTCTGTCTTAGCAGTTTCCGCGATGGCGGCAAAAAGGAGACTGATATGGATGAAGTGACCGAGTTCATTGAAAATGAATTTGAGGAGCTTAAAACAGAAACCCTAGATATTCGCGCAGAGCTAAAGGCTTATCATGACGAGAATGATGAAGAAAAAGGTGTATTTTCAGGATACGGCTCAATCTTCGGAAACAAAGACCTTGGCGGCGATGTCATGGTTGAGGGGGCTTTCGCTAAATCCATAGCAAGCAAAGGCGCAAAGGGCGTAAAGTTGCTTTATCAGCACAAAGCGGATGAGCCAATAGGCGTATTTGATGAAATTATTGAAGATCGTAAGGGCTTGCGAGTCAAGGGTCGCCTAGCAATGGGAACCCAGAAAGGCCGTGAGGTTTATGAGCTTATGAAGATGGGGGCCATTGATGGCCTATCTATTGGTTATAGAGTTTCTCCAAAGGGTGCGATGTACGATGAGCGTGGCAAAAAGCGTATGCTCAAAGAAGTCGACCTTATGGAGATTAGTGCTGTCACCTTCCCAATGAACCAACGCGCAAGGGTTCAGGCGGTTAAGGGTGAGCAGCGCACGGTTCGTGAATGGGAGGAGGTTCTGCGGGATGCAGGAGAGCTTTCCAGAAGCGAGGCAAAAGTCGCGGCAAATGCCGTGTTTAAGGCTTTAGACCAGCGTGAGGTTGGCGATGAGCAAAAGGATGTCATTGATTCAATGACAAAACTCACCAAAATCCTAAAAGGAGACTGTGATGTCTGATGATGTCAAAAATGCAGTCGAAGGTATCGCCACAGCTTTTGAGGAGTTCAAAGCTACAAACGATGCTCGATTGACTGAAATTGAGAAGAAGGGTTCGTCTGACCCGCTGGTTGAAGAAAAGCTCAAGAATATTGAAGCTGATCTGGATCGGTATGAAGATATTAACCAGAAGCTGACACTTGCCCAGCAGCAGCAGAAGCAAGTTGAAGAAAAGTTGAATGACTTTGAGGCGTTGCTCAAGCGTCCTGAAGCCGGTCTTACTTCTGAGCAAGTGGACACTAAAACAGAAATGTTTGATAAGTGGCTGCGTAAAGGCAAAGAGAACATGGAGCCGCAAGAAGTTAAGGCTCTCACAGTTAGCGATGATACCGCTGCTGGTTTCTTGGCCCCACCAGAGTATGTTCGTGAATTGATCAAAACTCTCACTGAGATTTCATCAATGCGTTCAATTGCTCGTGTTCGTGCAACATCACAGAAGTCAGTTCAGATTCCATCTCGCACAGCAACTTTTGCGGCGCAGTGGGTAGCTGAATCAGGCACTCGTGCTGAGACAACTGGTTACACAACACAGCTTGAAGAAATCCCTACTCACGAAATGTATGCTTTGGTAGACATCTCGGAGCAAGAGCTTGAGGATTCAGTCTTTAATCTTGAGGCAGAAATGCAGCAGGAATTTGCAGATCAGTTTGCGAAAGCAGAAGGTAATGCAATGATTGTTGGTGATGCTGTTGGCAAGCCTGAAGGCATCATCACAAACTCAAGCGTTGGCACAACCAATTCAGGAGCAAGCGCCGCCCTTACAGGTGACGGCCTCATTGACTTGGTTCATGCAGTTAAGTCGCCATACGGCACTAACGGAACATTTATCTTCAACCGTACCACTCTGGCGGCTATTCGTAGCCTCAAGGATACGGCTGGTCAGTATGTGTTCCAAGCTGGCATGATGCTAACTGCGGGTGTACCGAATACTATCTTGGGCTACCCTTACGTTGAAATGCCAGACATGGCTGACGTAGGTGCTGGCTCTAAGTCAGTAGCATTTGGTGATTTCTCACGCGGATACATGGTTGTTGACCGTGTTGCTCTTAGCGTCCTACGCGATCCATTCACACAGGCAACTAGCGGCAATGTCCGTTATGTAGCTCGCCGTCGTGTTGGTGGTCAGGTGGTGCTGCCAGAAGCTCTGCGTATCCAAGTAACTTCAGCTTAAGGAGGGGTAAATGTACGACCTTTCAAACTCAATTAGCCCAGCCGTATCTATCATTTCGGCTGTCCGCACTGCGGCAGTCAATGGTGGTGGAGTTGATCTACAAGGCTATGAATCAGCAACCGTCCTTGTGGATGTTGGCGCAGAGGGCGACACGCTCTCAGGCTCAGTCTATTTTGAGGTTTCATTAGAGGAATCTGATGATAACTCAACATTCACTGATGTCGAACAGGCTGGCATCGTTGATGGAACTATCGCCGCTGGCGGTATTTTCCTGAAACTTGACGGTACAGCGGGAGGCAACCCAGACACTACTGGTGCTATCTTCCGTGTAGGTTATGTCGGTGGTAAGCGTTATATCCGTGTTGTTCTTGCTAAAACAGGTACACACTCTAACGGAACGCCTATCGGTGCTATGGTCATCAAAGGCCATGCGCGTCACACTGGCGACAATGCCTTTACGCCACACAACGCCTAAACAATATTGGGGGCAGAGGAAACTCTGCTCCCTAACCATTAAGAGGTGAACGTATGTCTGTTAAAATTTTGCAAAATGTAAAAGCAATTTCTGATGAGCGTGGCGTTCAACCCTTAAAAACATATAAAGCTGGCGACACATTCCCTACGGATGAGCCGTGGCAGCGCGAAATCGCTGAGAGCCTCATAAGGGGCGGTTTAGCAGAAGACACTAAGGTTGTAGCCCCCACAGAGACAAAGGCCGTGGAGAGGGCTAGAAACGCTGATGGCACACTTATGGGGGATAACCCAAGCACCCCAGATGTTAATGAAGCATGGGAAGGTGGAGTTGCGCCAAGGAAGCGTGGTCGTCCTAAAAAAACATAATTAGGAGGCCATATGAGCCGCGATCTTAATGCTGACCTTATCACTCAGATTACATCCCCTGCGTACAGGCCATTTTTCGCAATTAAGGCTGTATTAGATAGCACCACCTTGTCTCTCTGGACAGGTATTGGTGATATTAGCATCTCTGGCACAACATATAGTGGTGTAGGCACTTTTTTAGATATCAGTGATATTGAGGAAACTGCTCAAATATCCGCTAAAGGGTTAGCCCTTACATTGAGCGGTGTGCCATCTGATCTTTTGTCCTTGGCCTTAACAGAGCAGTATCAAGGCAGACTTCTAACCCTACTATTCGGCGTAACTGATCTGCAAAGGGTGTTCCTGTTGCGGCAAAGCGGTGATTTTATATTGCTGCAAGATGGCGGCAAGGTGATTTTGAACACTGATGATGTCCCTGCTGAGTTGTTTAAGGGGTACATCGACCAAATGATCATTGATGAAGGCTCAGAAACATCAACAATATCTGTTGCTGTTGAAAGCAAGCTAATTGATTTAGAGCGTGGCAGAATTTTCCGTTATTCAAATCAAAGCCAGAAAGCGACATTCCCAAATGATAAGGGATTGGAATTTGTCGATAGTTTGCAGGATAAGAAATTCAATTGGGGCAGAGAATGAAAACCTCAACTTGGGATATGGACCTTACGAAGTTTATTGAATCCAAGAGGGATGAGCCTTTTGAGTGGCGTAAAAATGATTGCCTAACCTTTATTTGTGATGCTTACAAAGTGCAGACAGGCAGCGATGCTTTGCACAAAGAGGTTTATAAATATGATTGCGCCAAAACAGGGCTATCTGCATACAAACGGTACATCAAGGCTGGCAAAAGCTACGAAAGCACCCTTAATCGCCTTTTAACGCCCTTTGAGGGGGTATTGCCCCCTAGAGGCTCCATAGTAGCCAACAAGGACATTGATGGTGCTGGTGAGGTCTTGGGGGCGGCTTTGGGTATAGTTATATCAACACAGGCTGTTTACATAGGCCCAGATGGGCTTTTGTTTTTGAATGTTAAGCCAGATCAAAAGGCGTGGTTAGTATGAAAAAATTGCTCCTATCCACGACAGCCATTGTATCATTAGCGATATTTATGCCTGTGGCAGCGATGGCTGATCCCATAACTATGGCAGTAGTGGCAACCGCAAGTTCTGTTGGCGCGGCATATCTTGCTGGAACGGTTATTACCAGCACACTAATATTGACTCATTTTGCTGTAAATGTAGCCATGAGCTATGTTTCTCAGTCATTGGCCCCATCTATGCCTAAGATTGGATCATTGGGCGGCGGCGGCACTGTGGGTGCGAGTCAAGCGGGTTATACAGTCAGTGGTTTAAGCTCTGTTGGTGATCACGCTATTATCTATGGCCAAGCAAAGGTCGGCGGTGTTGTGGTCTACAAAGAAGCAACAGACGGCAATAAGTTCCTGCATATTATCGTAGCTTTGGCGGGGCATGAGTGCCAATCAATAGAAAAAGTTTACTTCAACGATGAAGAACTAACATTAAATGCAGATGGTGATGTAACTGCTCCTACTAAGTATGTCAGCAAAGCAAGAGTCAAAATTCATTTGGGGTCAGCCACACAAACTGCTGATTCATTTTTGATAGCTGAATCTGACGGCAAGTGGACATCAGATCACAGGTTGCAGGGTATATGTTACCTTTATGTTAGACTTGAGTTTGACGCTGATGCTTATCCAAATGGAGAGCCAAGCATTACGGCCTTGGTCAAAGGCAAAAAAGTTTACAATCCAAATACATCTTCTACAGCGTGGTCAGCAAATGCCGCTCTTTGCTTACGGGATTACCTTGTGTCTAGTTATGGCTTGGCGGCTGAAACAGATGAGATAGATGACACCAAGTTCATTGCCGCTGCAAATATTTGTGATGAAGATGTTGCCCTAGCGGCTGGAGGTACTCAAAAACGCTACGAAAGCAACGGATCATTTACTACAGCAAGCAAACCTAAAGACGCTATAGATGTTTTGTTAAGGTCTATGGGCGGCACAATTTGGTACGCTCAAGGCAGATGGAGAGTCAAAGCTGCGGCCTATGTCACACCGGCCTTGTCTTTTGATGAAAGTGATCTGTTAGCTGGCCTTACTATATCAACAAGGCACAGCAGAAGGGATAACTTCAATATTGTTAGAGGTACATTCAAAGGGGCAGAAAGTAATTTCCAAGCATCAGATTACCCAGAGATAAGAAGTCAGGAATTTATTGATGTTGATGGTGGACAGGAATCAGCCATTGATTTTGATCTTGGAATGACAAACACCTCTACCGCCGCGCAGCGCATAGCAAAGATAGCCCTGTTTAGAAATAGAGAGCAGATAACGGTTGAGGGTGCCTTCACCATAAAAGCCATGCAAGCGCAAATTGGTGATATCATTAAGCTCACAAACACTCGTTTAGGTTTTACAAACAAAACATTTGAGGTTGCAAACTGGCGGTTCGATATAAATCAAGACTCTGGTTTTGTTGTTCACATGACCTTGAGAGAAATATCCTCAAGCGTTTTTAACTGGAACGCTGAAGAAACTGCCTTTGAAGACAATAACAGCACCCTGTTTGATCCGTTTGATGTGCCATCAATAGGCGTGGCTCTAGCTAGTGAAGCTCGTATTATTCACGAACATCTAACAAATGTTATCACCGTAACAACCACATCGTCGTTCCCAGAACGGGTTAATGCGGTAGAAGTTCAATATAAGAAATCAAGTGATTCAGATTTCATAAGTGCTGGCACGGGTGAGCTAGGAAAGTTTGAAATTATTGACGTCCTAGATGCTGATTATGATGTTAGGGCGAGAGCTATCAATACATTCCAAATCAAGGGTGACTTCACTACCAGTTCTAATTTCTCTGTTACTGGATTGGCCGCCCCACCCGCTAATGTAACTAACTTCAGTTACAATATTTCACAGGCTGGCATCCATCTTGAGTGGACGCCTGTTGCTGATCTAGATTTGTCATTTTACAGAATAAGGCAATCTGATGAGGAAAGCGGTGCGACATATGCAAATGCCACCACTGCCGTAGATAAAGTACCTCGCCCTGCAAATACTGTTACGGTGCCACCGAGAACAGGCACATATCTAATCAAAGCGCATGACAAATCAGGAAACCAATCAGAAGCCGCAACCTCACTGGTCATATCTGCCGCTGATCTCTTGGGATATACAAACACCAGCAATCAAAACGAACACACATCATTTAGTGGCACTAAAAGTGGCTGCTCCGTTGATGGATCAAGCAGACTTATTATTACAGACCCGTCATCTGCTCCAAGCACCGCCACTTATACTTTCAGCAACTATATAGACACATCGTCAGTGAGGGTGGCGAGAGTTGAAATACTCACCAAAATGCTGCGAATAGATAATTCTGCGGCAACTTTTGATACATTTACGGGCCTTTTTGACTCTTTTGGCGGTTTGTTTGACGATTTAAGCGGGGGCAGTTCCTTCGCGGATACAAATGTGATAGCATTCGTAAGCACAACAGATGATGACCCGTCAGGATCGCCAACGTGGTCAGCATATAAGCGGTTTAAGGCCGGTGATTTTTCAGGCAGGGCGTTTAGGTTTAAGGTTCAATTAGAAAGCTCCTCAAACAATGTGACCCCAGCATTGGTAGAGTTAACTGGTAGAGTGAGATTTAATTAAATGGCAATTCATGATTATGTGATTGATAACCAGACTGCTCCTGCTTTTAGGTCTGATTTGAACAATGTGCTTGCCGCCATTGCTACAAATAATTCTAACGCATCCGCTCCATCAACTACTTATGCAAATATGTGGTGGATGGATACAGCCAACAACTACTTGAAAATACGCGACAAAAATGATGCAAACTGGATTATCGTTGCGGAAATGGACGTTACTAATTCTCGCGTCAAATTAATATCAGATAGTTTACAGGCCGCAAGCGGCGGTGGCATAGCAATCAAAAACAGCAGCGGCACGACAATTATTGATTTGAATGTAGCCTCTGAGGCAACCGCAAAGGCTGGCACAAACAATACTGAATTGATGACACCCTTGAGGGTTAAACAGGCTGCGGCCACTCCAACGGGGGTTATACTTCCCTTCGGCGGCACATCAGCACCTACTGATTTCCTGTTATGTTATGGGCAATCTCTTTCAACAAGCACTTATGCCGATCTACACGCCGTAATCGGGTTTACCTACGGTGGCAGCGGATCTAGCTTTAATGTGCCTGATTTGAGGGGCAGGATTGTTGCGGGTCAAGATGACATGGGCGGCTCATCTGCAAACCGCCTCACATCACCTATTAACGGCGACACTCTTGGCGCGGCTGGTGGATCAGAGAGTCATACCTTGGCTATATCTGAGATGCCAGCACACAACCACACTGGTGTCGTTCAACAGCGTGAAGACTTTAACCCGACCAGCGGATCAACTACGCAGACCCCGCTAGGCTTTGGGGACACACGGGGCGGTGCGCGTGCATCAGCGTCACCTCTCACTATAGACAACACAGGTGGGGGCGGCGCACACAACAACGTACAGCCAACATTAATATTGAATTACATAATAAAAACGTAGGTAAACATGGCAAATTTAAAAATATCTGATTTAGCCGCCTTAACTGGTGCAAACACTGCTACAGATGACGTTTTTGTAATTGTTGATACATCTGCGGATGAAACCAAAAAGATTTCCCGCGCTGAGTTAGTCAATGCGCTAGAGCTTGGCACGTTTGATGCGGTGCAGATCACAGGTGGAACAATCAATGGAGCGGTCATAGGCGGCTCTACTGCTGCTGCAATCACTGGCACCACATTGGTCGGCAACACAAGCCTGAACATTGCTGGTGATGGGGCAACGGTTACTGGCATTAAAGATGAAGACAACATGGCCTCTGACAGTGCTGTGAAGCTGGCCACTCAACAATCAATCAAAGCTTATGTAGATACACAGGTTGCTACCATCCCTACAGGTGACATTACATCAGTTGTTGCCGGTACAGGTTTGACGGGTGGCGGTACTACTGGTGATGTTACCCTAAATGTTGTGGGTGGAACCGGCATTGATGCAAATGCTGATGACATAGCTATTGATAGTACAGTAGCTACTCTTACGGGATCACAAACCCTTACAAACAAAACCCTGACAACGCCAATCATTTCTTCTATCAGCAACTCTGGCACAGTCACTTTGCCAACGGGTGCTGAAACTCTTGTGGGCCGAGCTACAACTGATACATTGACCAACAAGACAATCACAAGCGCGGTGTTAAACGGCACAATATCTGGTACGTCCATCAAGGATGAGGACAATATGTCGTCAAACAGTGCAACTCACATAGCAACACAGCAGTCAATCAAAGCATATGTGGATTCGCAAACAAGTGGCGGGGTAACGGCTGGCTTTGCTATCGCGATGGCCGTGGCCCTATAGGAGAAGATAATGGCACAGGATTTTGAGAGAAGCATAGTTAGGAATGTTGGCACAGGCGCAACAACGGTGCGAACAGCCAACTCTGATGATGCTTTGGTTGGTATAAATATTGCCAATGTAACGACTACGCAAATCCTTATGGATGTGTTTATCAATGATGGGTCAAATGATTACTACCTAGTTAAAGACGCTCCTATACCTGTCGGCTCTGCTCTACAGGTTTTGGATGGCGGCGCAAAGGTTGTAATGCAGAATAATGATGTATTGAAGGTACAGAGTGATACAGCTAGTAGCGCGGACGTATGGGTGTCAGTTGTTGATGCCATCAGCACATAGGGGTTAGTAATGGGGTATATTGGCCAAAAGGTTCCGGCAAATTATCAGTCTACCAAAGCCGTTCAGAGATTTAATGGGGACGGGTCTGATACGACATTCACGCTGACCACAACGGTTTCATCTGTGCAGGATGTGTTGGTTTCTGTGGATGGCGTGGTACAGGATACAGCGGCTTACACTATCCCCGATGGTACAACATTGACCTTTACCGCCGCCCCCTCCAGCGGCACTGGAAACATCTTTGTAAACTACCTTGCCCCTCAAGCTGGCACAATCACACCGGCAGCAGAGAATAAGGGTAACTTCAAGGGTGGTGGCCTGTTCCGTACCAACGCACAGTCATTGACAGCAAATACAACCATCCTTGCAACTGAGAACGCAAACGTGACTGGCCCGTTTACTGTAGCCAGTGGCGTAACCCTGACCGTTGAAAGCGGTGGAACATTGGTGACGCTATGAGTGTATTGAAGGCAGATACCATCCAGAGTACAGGCGGCGGGGC